CAGTACCAAAAACTGGATTATACGATCCACTCCAACCTAAAAGAAATTCAGAACTCGAACCGATTATGAATAAATCAAAACTAGATGGTGTTGATCCAAAATTGAATGTGGATCCACATTGATTTATCATGTTTATACTGTTCTGTGAGAACGTACCAGATGCTAGATTGTAAGGATTTCCGGTTGTTAATCCCCATCCAAAACTTGATGGATTATTTGGATTGTTTATTGCATTCTGAACACCTTGATACAGATATGGTTGGATTGCAGATCCCGATGTTGTTGCGTTTGATGTATTAGCATATAGTTGCATACCACTTGCAGTGTATGAAGCAAGATATGTTGAACCAGTTATTATGTTATCATCACCGTAAATGTAAGAATTACCACCCTCAAAAAATAAATCATTATTTACAGTTTCAACATTAGATTCTCTTAAAGTATCATTAAAGTATTGGATTTTCAAATCCATATACTCTAATTTGTGATTTTGATTCATTGGAACATTAAGATTTATCCGTTTCGGAGTAAATCCAGGTTCAACTGTTTCTTTTATTTCAATATCTTGTAAAACAACGCCAGGATGTAATAAAAATTTTACTCTACCATCACCGTCATTATCAGGAGAAATAGTTAATTTATTATTTCTTTTTAATTCACTTTCTACATTTTTTAATTCTACACTACCAACATATTTACCAAATTCAGTGTCATTATTGAAACAACTACCAGTTACATATATCTCTAATTTTGGTTCAAGTTTTGTAGTAGATGGTCTGTATCTATACGCATCGAAAGTAATTTCATACAAAGTATCTTTGTAAAAAGTTGTTGATAGACTTGCGGATTGTTCAATTATTATTGCCTGATTTCCTACCAAGGATGCGATAGTTGATTCTATACCGGTAAATTTATTTGTATTGTATAAATTTAATGTTGGAGTTGGTGCACCATTTATTGAAGATGCAGTCCAATAACTTATAGCGTTTATAGATATTGGTGAACTATCACCTGCAACAGTTGCAACTCGTGATGGTTCAAATTTCCCAATAGGAAAATCAACGATTCGAGAATCTTCATCTATTAGTATATTTTTTGGTTCAATTTTACCGTCATAGATTTCTTTGAAATCCGAACTTGTATCGTTCTTACTTTTCGCTAATACCTTAACACGACTTACAACACCAACAGTTGGATCTATCTTATTTATTTTTAACTTAGCATAGTTTTTTATATTCTGAGTTATATTTTTTGATGTTGGTTTTTGTTGGTAAACTAATCTATACGGTTGTATTTCTGCATTTGATATTTCTGTCAGTTGTCCATCTGTTCCAATGACTTTTAATTTTTTATCTAATTCCAACACATAGTTGTTATTAACAGATTTAACACTTGCACTATATTCAAAACTACCAGTTTGGTAGGATATGAGTGGTTCTATATTATCAGAAAGATTTGGAAATGATATAGTTGCACCAACAAGGTTTTCTGTAAATGTTTCACCTAGAGAAAATATCTTGGGTTTACCGTTTTCCAATGAATATCTAGCAGTTCCAGTTTGAACTGATTCCTTATTACCACCTGTAAATCTATCTTCTATTACAGAGTATTTTCTTTCTGTTATAGATACTTCTGGATTTTCTTCAAATAATATGTCATTATCATTTGGTTTGAATTTATCAACACCAATAGTATAGACAAATTTTATATTGTTCTGTACAATACTGTTGTTTGGAAGTTTTTTTAATTCCAAATCAACATTACTAGTTCCGATAAAAGTTATTGTACCAGTTCCGAGTGATGTTGTTCTATAAACATAAACCGAAACTATTTTTGTTCCATCTGCTTCTTCTGCACTTGTTACATGATGAAAAACGTTATTTCCACTTGCATCCAATACTTCAATGTATATTGGATAATACGGTGAAAGGTTATCAAAGTTGGGTTTTATCTTAAACCCATTTTTACCGGCAGAGAAATAATCTGGTATAGATATTATGTTAAAAAAATTAGAAGATAGTTCTGAATCATCAATAAATTGAGTATCGGAAACTATTAAATTACGTTTAAGTCTTTTATATTCTACCATTCTAATTCTCTATTTTAGAAAATCCATTTTCCTTTTTGATTTCAATATGATTATCTACCATATCACGAACACTATCTATGTGTGATATAAGTATGACAAACTCGAATTGTGTTTTCAAATACTCCATAAACAAAGAAAAGTTTGCCATTATTGTTGGATCCATGACACCCAATCCTTCATCTATTGCAATAAAGTTCGGTCTTGGTAAAGACGAAACTTGTATCAATGCTGTTCTGATTGCAAGTGATGAAATAAACTTTTCCATACCACTTGACAATTCTAAATTCCAAAAACGGTCATTATCGTAAACGATGTAAGTGTTTATACTCTTACCATCCGTATCAAAAAGAACTTGAAAGTCAACAATGTTTGCCAATATGTTATTCGTTTCCTCTTGAATACTTGGCAAAGCATTACTAATCAATTCATACGGAACACCATTTCTGTTTACTGCCTTCAAATAATAATCGTATGCTTCATATTCATTTTCGAGGTCTTTCAACTTTTGAATTGAAACCTCACATTCGTTTATTATTCTTTCACTAACCTTTACGTTTCCACTGTATTCCAAAATACTTTCATCAATCTTTTTAAGTTCAATCTTTAACCGATTATTTTTATTGTTTTCTAATTCATCAATTTCTGATTGTATCTTGTTATTCTGATTGATAATATCTTCATTTTCTTTCAACTTTTCAATTTGACTATCTATTACAGATAGTTCTTCACTAGTTTTTGTAATGTCTTCCTTTACAGAAAATATACTCTTTTCAATAGAGTAGATTTGCTTTTCATATTTGAACGTACTATTTTCAAGACTATGTAATTTTTCCAATTCGGAATATACAGATGAATTTTTTGAAAATTCTTCTTCAAGATGTCTTATATCGAAAAGCAATTCATCACGGTCTTGCTCATACCCCCATATTAGTGATTTTGCATTTTGTGCATCCTTTACAAATACATTATTAACACAAAACTGACAATTAGGATCATACTCATGGTCTTTCAGATTATCAATTTTATCTTGACAATGTTGAACTTTTAACTTAACACTCCTCAAATCCGCTTCAAATTGTGTAAGTCTGTTTCTAACACCATCAACTCTTTCCTTATTTTTCATAAGAGTTTCTTTGTCAAACTCTTTTGTCAAACCACTATATTTTTCATAGGAAGATTTGGCATCAGATAATTCGTTTTCTAATGATGTTAATTCCTTTGTCAAATCATTCATCTTTCTATCTAATAAATATCGTTTATCTAATAATGATTGGACAGATTTTGAAGAAAAGTTATCATCGATTGGTATTAGTTTCTTATGCAATTCGGATATTTCATTTGTCAATTTTTCTATTTTCTTTTCGATATACGATTTCTGGTCTACCGTTTCTTCTAACAAAACTGTATTTGTCTGATGAATACCATTTGCATCAGCAAGTTTTGTAGAATAATCATGTTTCTTAAATTCCTTTACAAGTGCCTGTAATCCCTTTACTTCATCAGTTGCAATGGTATTCAGTTCTTCAAATAGATTTAAGTCAAAGAATTGTGCTAACAAATCTTTCCTATCCTTCTGTGCTTTATCTACAAAGTTTGTATTATTACCTTGCAATGACATGGCGGTTAAAACAAAATCATCATAAGTTCCGATATATTTACGAATTGCATAATTTGTTGTATCTCTATCTTCGCCATTTAGAGAAACCAAATTACCATTTTCTTCATACCAAAAATCTACATTAACTTTTACATTACCTTTCTTTTCTTTGGTTGCAACCCTTTTGATATAATAATTTTTATCACCAATCATAAAATGTAATTTACATTGGAAGTTATCTTTCTTATTATTAAGAACTTGTGCAGCCTTAAATGTACGAGAACATTTATCGAACAAACAGAACATTAGAGCATCAAGGAGTGATGATTTACCACTTGCATTTGGTGCAAACAATCCGTATATCCCATTCATGTTTGAAAAATCAACACGATTTCCTTTACCGTAAGAAAACATATTATCAAATTCAAATGATATAGGTGTCCATATAAGATTACGAACAACATCACTTTCAGATAATTTTGTATTTATATTACGATTTATATTTCTCATCTTTTCAAGTATTTCATCTGATACTGAAAACTTATCACTAACATAATCCGTAATCAATTTATTTTGGTATTCAATATCTCTAATTTTCCCTATTGGGTTTACCTTTGTTTGTATATTACCGTTGCTAGAACCAACAATGTGTTGTGTTCTGATGTCTATAGCATTCGTCATTGATTTTAAGTCTGTCATTATCTGATTGACTTCTGAATGTGGTGTGTTTGTTATTCTCAAACGAATTGAATTGTATTTTGTAAATTTCGTTGGTAATTTTTTTATCTTACCGTTTTCAACATCAATAGTATGATAAGACCAATCATTTTCAATTTCAATAAACTTTGATTTTTTATTTTTAATATCCCATTCAATTATACCATGTGTTAATCCCTCACCGTAGTTTTGTTGAATCAGAGAACCCGCATATGCAAACTTCCCATCAACATCAAGGTATTGAAATTTGTGTATATCACCAAACAATCCATAATCAAAACCATCAAACATTTCAACCTTTACTTGATTGTGTTTCATAAGAACACCTGCATCAGTTGCTGCCCTATCAACAGGACCATGATATAAAACTATTTTTGTTTTATTACCACTATTAACATCTTTTGCCAAAATGAAATTTTCAGGATTCTCATAAACAGAGTTTACAACGAAATCAACATTTTCAAGTTCATATACTCCAGTTTCTTTTAGATAAAAAAGGTTGTTGTGCTCATCGTTAATCAAAGAAACTATCGGTGAAAGTGCATCCATCCTACTCATATTGTTAAGGTTACAATCGTGATTCCCTGCAATTAAAACAGTTGGTGCAATCCTTGAAAGTGTATCTAAAAATTCAGTTACCATTGCAACCAATTCGGGTGTCATGTCTGTTTTTGCATGAACAATATCACCTGCAAGATAGATTATTGTATTTTTGTTTTCTTCAACTTTTTTTCTACAAACATCATATACTTTTTGGAACACACTACGATATTCCTCATGTCTTTTAAGATTACGAATGTGAACGTCTGCAATATGAATAATTTTATCTACTTTAGCAAGTGATCCAACCCACAATGTTTCTTTACGCATATAATATCCTTTGTTTAATTATGTCATAACTGTCTGTGGGTTTTGTTTCTTGTTTGACACCAACAAAATCTTTGAAACCCATTTCATTTATATCTTTTTGTTCCATCTTAACCATTGATACTTCGATACCTTCACATAGTAGTTTAGATGAAATTTTTATTGCATCATGTATTGCATCATTATCAAGTGCAACAATTACTTTTGGTGGTTTACGTAACAATATCTTTTCCATAAGTCTTGGTTGAATTATTTTGCCAAAAAGTGGAATTGCATTATATCTAGCAGTGATTGCATCGAATACACCTTCAACAAGTGTAACAGGTTCTTCCCAATTTATGAAACTTTCAAAACCAATAACATCCTTGCTCCATTTTGGATTTTTATATTTCAATGTATCTTCTTCAAAGATAGAACGAGAAACAAAAAAGTTTAGATTGAAATTATCATCATAAGAAGGAACGATAATTCTGCCAGAATAGTTTCCACTCGGACAATAACCAATACCATATCTCAAAATATCCGTTCTACCAATTCCTCTAGATTTCAGATAGTTTAATGATTGTTTCATTTGCATCTTTATCTGAATGTCTTTTATCTTTGGAAACTGATATAGACTGATAAATTCTTTTGGTAAAACCAATTCTTCTTTTGTTTCTTTTTTATTTTGAATGTATAGGTTTTTTGTTTTGAGGATTTTATCAAGGTCTTCTTGATATTGTCTACCAACTTTCAATTTCTTGAAAAGTGAAACAATACTTCTACCTTTAGCATTACTAACCCAACAATGCCATGGATTCTCTGCATTATTATTTACTGATAAGTCTATTTCAAGTTTTGGTTTGTAATGACTAATGAATGGTGAAAAGAACGAATAATTGTTGCCAGATGTTCTTCTACCTTTACCGATAACTTTTTCTACAAGTGATAACAAATCGTAGTTAATCATAAACACACTTTATGTAAAATAATACTTGTCACAAATATAGTAAAAATTTGTGACAATTACAAGCAATCTTTTAGCCAATCTTCCGGTATTTCTTTTTTTGCCCATAGCCAACCTTTCTTATCACAGTATTGGGCATAAGTTGTTTTACTTCCCTTGTATAACTTTGCATTAGGATTTTGGAACACGAAACGAATGTCTATTCCAGGATATTGTTCAAATATAAGGTCAAATTTTAGTCGGTCTGTCTTTACCCATCTACCCTTTGTTTCAACATACATCTTTTGACCAGATATTTTGGTTAGAACAAAATCTGGTGTATAGTTGTGTTTAGTTTCTGGTTGTATGTAGGATATTTTTTCGGTTTCATAACTAAATGATTTTTTACTTTCTTTCAACAAATCATTTACATTATCTTCCAACCCACTACGAAAACCATGCTTTATTGCAACCTGATTTCTACGCATTACATATCAAACCTTACGATAACATTAACATCAACATCATCACGTTTTTCTAATGGATTTGCTAACTTAGCAACCGCCAATAAATTGTAGTCGTCATCGTATAAACCAATACTTGTTATGTATGGATTGAATAATGATGATGTAACATAATTTTCTAATTCATGGCTATATGCAGCTTTATCAACTCTAACTGTTGGATTCTGTGTGAAATTAAATTCACCTCGTCTTATTTTACATATAATTTCATATTCGTAAAATGTTACTGTTGATCTGAACTCACCTCTAAACCCATTATCCAAACCGTTGTAATCAAAGTTTCCAGTTTGTCCCAAAAATGAATTTGCATATTTTGGTCTTGGGTCTGATATTACAAAAAATCCAGTTCCGTAGAATACATTACCAACTCTTGAAGTCTGATATGCATATCCTGTGTTCAATGTATTTTCATATAGATATGGTATTTTATCGGATGAAATTGCTGAATTGTATATCCGTATTTCATCCATTGTTCCATGGAAAAGACTTGAACTATTCGGACTACCACCTATGAAAAATAAATTCTCATTTCCAACATCAGTATCGATAGAATCTACAACCTCACCATTCAATACTCCGTTCAACCAAATTTGATAATTACTTCCTGATTTCTGACAAACTACGTGATACCATGTATCGTTTGTTAATGCACTTGATGTAACCTCAACGGTTTGAAAAATAGAACTTTGTCTAAATGATATTTTTCCAGGTTTATCTGATAAACTATTGTTGTAAAATATATCAAAAGGATATTGTTTGGATTCTTTTTCCGTTTCATCAAAAGTATGAACTAATGTGGTTTCATCTATTGTGTATCTTTTTTTGACTAAGTTTTTATTAAAGAGATAATTTTTACCATCAATTCCATTTGGTTGATTTGATTTTGGATTTAACCAAAAACTAAATGCAAAGTCTTGTCTTTTATTGAAATTAAAGTTTACATTTGAATTTAATCTAAAATAAGATCCACTCATATATGCACCAACGCCGGTTGGTGTTACTGATCCACTCAATGGTATACCAGGAACATAAGTTATCTTTTTTGTATTATGTATATTAACTTTATTTCTATGTGAAGACATATCCAACACATAATCCAACTTATTGTTTTTCATGTTGTATTCACGATATTTTTCATTGAATCCAACATACAATAAACAATTTCCAAAATTTACAAATTTAGTTTCATCAAAAGAATTATCTCGTAAATTACCAGCACCATCATCTGTCAATGTATATTCGTATGGTGAACCATAATTGTTAAGTGTAACCGATTTCTTTTTTATACCCTCACCGAATACACCAACTGGTATCATAAACAAAGAAGCGGATTCAGCAAGATATGTAATCTGTTCATCTGTTGTTATGAAAGATGGTAATTTATCATTACTATATTCTGTATAGTAGTTATGATCCAGATAGTACCAAAGTATTTTTGGATCAAGACTTTGTGTTGTAAATACTCTTTCGTATAGGGACGATGAAATGTTTGCAACATTTCCAAAATACTTATGGTTTTCTGGATAATAAGCACGATAAACTTTTATTCCATACTTTTCATAGTAATACTCCTCTGGATTATTTGTAGAAATTTTCCAAAGTTTATTTATTTCAAAAGGGCGTATTGTAAATTCGCCAGCTTTCAATTTCTTATGAGTATAACTTAAATTATTTCCAGATTGAAATGACATATCAATTTAACCTTAATCGTACTTGAATTATATGTTCTTCATTTGGTTTCTTTAATATAGGTCTTGGCAATTTACCAACTGCTATCAATTCTCTATCATCATTGTATAAACCAACAGAAGTTATGTAGGATATAGGAAAGTCTACAAACGATTCATACTTAAAGTGACCATAACTTCCAGATAGATAAGTATAATTGTTACTGTAATTAAATTCGTATTCTTTTATTCTACAAAAATATGTTTGTGTTTTTACTTCTTCCGATATTCTTGAATACCAAGAACCAGTGACCGGCCTATTAGTTGTTGTATTACATGATGCACTTATTGCAAAAAAGAACTTTCTTATATTGTCACCATCTATTGATGCAGTGACAGTATTGAGTGAACATGATTGATCCAGAACTACACCATCCAATACAATTATGCCCTTTTTCGGAAAAATTATTCCCCATGCATCATCTGTTTTTTCACCATATATCCCATCATTTAACGAACCAGAAACTAAGTAATAATACTCTCTTAATTCTTTTCTCAAAGTATTCACATCTGCCAAATCTTCCGAATCATCTATTAAAGTATAGATTGCAGATGATGATGGGTGTGGGTAAAAATTACTACCAGTATTATACAGTTGATTTGTACTAGATGAAATTGGAGCAAGTGTTATCTGTATATTTCCTGGATCAACCATTTCTGGAAACAAGTTTCTATTAAAATTTATTGCATAAAAATAGTCACCGTTTTTTCCGTTCTTAAATGGTATCTTACCATCGATTGAATGAAAATACTCCATCAAATAATTTTTGTATATTATTTTTGATGGATAAACTGGAGTGTATTGATCCTCATAATATATTGAACCTGAACCAGATATATGTCCATATGTTATATCACATATTGTATCACAGTTTTGATCGGTTTCTATATTGCTCAATACTCTTAAAAAATATCTTGAATCACCAAAATTAGAAGATGTGTGGAATGTATTAAGTCTTTCACTTCCGTTTGGAAACATACCCTTTTTTCTGTATTTAGTTTGTACAATAGAAAAATCTCTCGGTGAAACAAACTTTTTGAATATACGAGATTTAACAGAAGAAGCCAATGGCACAGGTGTTGGTGCAGGAGCGGACTGTGGGGATTGCATCAAAAAAGAAATTGTATCGTTGTTCACAACAACTCTATACTTATCCTTTGTTGGAAATCCTTTTGTTATCTGAAAATCAACATATGCCTTTAACAGATCTAATAAATGTTTATTTATTTCAAAACTTAATACATTCATAAAATTATGTTAAGGTTGTTGATAAAATTGTTGGTACGTTTGCAGTCAACTTAAAAATTTCAGATAATCGTTTTCTTTCTTCTATCAAAACTGATCTTAATTCCGGTGTAATAGCAACACCTATTGGGGTTTCAGAGAATAAATCAGGATTCAAAATATATGGAACTTTACCAACTGTTAAAGTTTCTCTCAATGTATTCAAGTTTGCAGTTGCTGTTTCTAATTTCTCTCGTTGAGACAATGCAAGTGCACTTGGATTTGCATTTATTGCTTCATAGAATAAAACAGAATTTACACCACCGTTTGTATCTATATCCAACATTTTCATAAATAAATCAACTGCTATTTTTCTCGCCTCTTGTTCTTGTATTACCATTGGGTAATCGCCCAATATGGATCCAGATAGAGCTGTTATTATTTCGGTTTCTGTTATCATATTACCAATTCAAACGTATTTTTATTAAAACATCATTTTCTTTTGTCTTCTTAATAGGTTTACTTAGTTTTGCAATAGCAATCAATTCTTTTTTAGTATTATACAAACCAATCGTAGTGATATATGTCATTGGATTATCTACAAAACAAGTGTTTTTAATTCTACCCTTTTCTGTTCCGTTGTCTATGACATATGTTGGGTTATTACTATAATTTGCCTCACCAGATGGTATTCTCACAAAATAATGATTTGTTGTTTTGAACTTTACATTTCTAGCACGCATTGGTTTATCTACAGCAGCAGCACCACTAATTGCAGTGAATAATTTGAAAGAATTATCACCGTTTATGTTACTACCGGTTACACTATTGAATGAAGCAGAAACATTTAATTTCTTACCATCCAATACAATTATGCCCAAATTTGGATATACCTTACCATATGTTGTAATATATTCATTTGTTTCTAAACTTCCTGTTCCACTGACGTGTATACCATTGGTCAAAGAACCACTTACTATATCATAGTAATAATTCGGATCATCATTTGCACAAACATCCTCACTATCAAATGTTGGTGAATTGTCTATCAATGTAAGTATCTTTGGATTTGATCCAGAAACTTTCACATTACTACCAGTGTGTACATTATTGGCAATTCCACTGCCACTCAATTCAGCAATGTTTATTTCAAAGTTACCAATATCAAGTTTGTCACTCAAACCATTTCTGTAATAATTTATCACATAAATATCATCAGGTGTATTGACTGATCCACCATCATAAAATGTAAAATACTTTTCATGTGGATCAAGTGTGAGCAATCTATATTGTGAATATATCGCTCTACTTGGACTATCATTTACTTCATATCCACTTGATATTGATCCAGAACCTTTGTGATTTCCGTATGCAACTGCAAAATAAGCGGTTTTATTACAGTTATCACAATCTGTTATTTCGTAATAATAATCTTTCTGTGAATTGGTTTGTGTTGATGATGTATAGTAACAATCGAGAGATTGTGACAAATTAAACAAACCTTTTATAGATTTCTTTCTAACTCCTGGAAGTATATCAGTTCCATATAAGAATGGATGGTGTAATCTTCCTTCACCTGTTCTTTCAAAGCAATCTGGCTTCTCTCTACGGTTGTCAGTTAATTCTTGTCCAACTGTCAATGAGTATGCAGCAGCTCTTGATTCTGGAGCAGGTGCTGGATATGCAGGGTCTAAAACTTCTCTTTGAGGGAAAGTTTCAGTTGTGCCATATAATGGATTTGTATATGATATTTCATCGTATATTACATAATGAGTCAAAACTTCAACTTCATCACAACCACAAGGATTATCTAAATCAACTTTCCATGTAGATACTGTTCTTGAAGATGGAATACAAGATAAGTTTGTAGATGAACGTTGAACTGATGTGTAACTAGAGAAATATATTCCGGGTTCATTTGGGAATCTACCTTCGATTGGCGAAACTTCATCTTCTGTTGAATAGTAATATCCATCAGCTGTTTTTAACAATTCACCAGAAATTTTTCTAGAGGCACCAGAGTTTGGTTTAGCGAGTATACTTATCACCCACTTATCAATATCAGAACCAGGTTTTGATTTGTAATCAATTTCTACTCTACCAACGCCAGGTTTATTACAGAATATCTTATATGGAATTATTCTACTTCTTTTTAGACCCCATTGATAATCTTCACGCAAACCCTCTAAACATGGATTTCCTGGTATTGGTTCCATTGTTGTAGATTTTGCATTCCGCATTGGAACCAAACCGTTTTGTAATAATAGTTGGAATTGTGGTGAGTTTCTATCCCCACGTAATATATCAACTATCTTTCCAGTTACAGCACCAGTAGAACTTGCAGTTTGGTCAATTAGATTTACAACTGCATCTGCATATACTTTTTGATTTACAACTGCCTGGTCATCTAAGACAAGATTCCATAAAAATCCACTTTGTGCACCCTCTTGATAGAATGGTGCAGAACAATCATTGGATGTTGCAATTCCAAAAGACCAAGATACCTTTCCATAAAATTGATTTTGTGTATCAACAGTTTGTGCATTCAAGGCAGTGGATCCGCCACTACCAATACCAGTTCCTACACCGGTTCCTGTACCGGTTCTTGTACCGGTTCCTGTACCAGTTCCTCCGCCAGTGTTTGTGGATGTTTCCACTTCACCACTAACTCTTGAACTGATAAGTGTTGTTAATGAACGATCAGTTCTATCATTTTGAGGATATTGTTGTTGTAATGCACTACTGATTTCAACTATATCGTTTGGAGTTATAGATCTATATTCGGTTGCACCCATGAAAAAGAAATTTTCTATTATACTCATGGCAATATATGCACTAGTATCATTGTACCAGGAATTATTACCTATGATTAAATCTTGAACAGATGCTGGCAATCTGGTAATAAATCCAGTTGGTGGTGAACCGTTTCTCCAAAAGGTATTCTGTCTATCTTTTCCAGGACTTATACCCATATTTGGACCAAAATTATCTACAAATGGTTTGAATCCATCTAAATTAGATAATTGTTCTATAATATCCTGGTATACGGTTACATTATTTTGATATGTAATTACCGGTAGTTCTTGATATATTCTTGTGATAATATCCTTTACATCATAGTAATAACCGTATTGTATTTTACCAACTGCATCAGATGTTGAATTTTTGGGTACGGTTACAAGATTACCATTTTTATCAGGTAATATATTAAAGTATGGATATGAATTTACCTCTATCGTAAACAACTCTGTTGGTGGGGTGTTTGGACACGCCGCATACATTGTTACTACTAATTTTGGATCACGCTTTATATTGAAACCAAAAAACTTCTTGGTTGCAGGTAATGTTGGATCAACTACTTGTCTTATCTTAAAACTATATTTTGTATTAGGGCAAGTAGCTGGTAAAGAAATTCTTCTTGGCTGTGGAGCTGCAAATGAAAACGAAGCGGCAGGAGCAGACAAGTCATTTTCTGTTAAGTTATTCATATTAGTACCAATAGGTGAAGCAGACATCATTTGAACAAATTGTTGATCTGTAATACCAGCTGGAGCAAATTGTCCAGAACTCATTAAACCATCAGCCGAAAAAGTATTTAGAGTGCTTGCACCCAATGGTAAAGCGGGAATACCATTAGCGGATCTTAATGTTTGTGAAGCAAATGATCTATTTCCTGATAGTGGGCTATTGATGTTTCTGAAAGGATTACGGATAATATCTCGCCAATTTCTTGGTACTCTTGACGGATCAACACTTATACCACCACCACCACCGCCACCAGTGTTAATTGGTATATCGCCTGTTGTACTTTCACCTTCCCACCGAATACCGCCGCCACCTTGAAAATCTGATCCTGGATCATCAACACCGATTGGATCAAAATATGTACCATCAACAAATTCAAGACTACCCATTTCACTTGTTTTAACACCAACCTTACTTCCACCCATTTTTCCTCTTTTCTTTCTAACAACTCTGCCAGAAACAAAACTTGCAGGATCAACAGAACTTCTTAATGAACGATACAAATTTGCAGTAGAAGTAGTTGATGTTGCCCAATTTTGAACTTGATTTGCAGAATTTACTTCTGGTTCTATAATATCAAGTGAACCATCTTGATCCTCATCACGACCAACATACCATATTGGTTGTAATGAAGACATATATGTTGCTGGTTGTGTTGAGTTAAAAGGAAGTGCAGTATTTCGTGTATAAATCCAACTGTTATACGGAGTGACACCATTTGTTTGTTGAAGATAAATTCTGTATACATCGAATAATGTTCTGAAATTAAAATAAATTTCTCGTAATCTCGTATTGTTTATCACAACATTTGTATTTTGTGATAGATACGGATCATTCATAACTGAATCAGAATTTGAGATGTAAGAATCTAAAAAATCTATTGTGGTTATTATCGAGTTCAAATCATTTCTTCTTATACCAGTAATTCCTTGATTTATTACCGAAACAAGAGCATCATCTAGTATGACATCAGTAATCATATATTTTTTCCTTAATAGTCAAGTTTTACTTTAATAACCACTTCTCTATCAAACGATTTTTGTATTGGTTTACTCAATTTTGCAACTGCAACCAAGTTATTTTCATTATCATATAATCCAACACTTGTAATATAAACTTTTGGATCCATTATCATACTTTCGTACTTTAATACATTATTTTGATTGAAAAAACTTGGATTGTTTGTATAGTTGTATTCATCAGAATATACTCTAACAAAATAATACGTTGATGCAACTACCTCACTTGTTCTTCCTTGAAAAGAATATGAAGCAGTATTAAATGCCATAGCACCACTTATTGATGTGAATAATCTATATGCATTATTATCACCAAATAAACTTCCAGTATAGTTCTCGGTTGGTGTAGTAACCCTACTTCTTGATGTATAAAACGAAGCGGAAGCATCCAATGCCTTACCATTCATTACTATAATGCCATGGTCAGGATAATACAGTCCCCAAGGAGTTGATGCATATGAACCAGTGTATTTACCACCTGCAAGTGTACCACTAACAACATTATAGACTCTACCACCTTGAACGGATAGTTCAGTTGTTGTTGTGCCGGAATCATCTATAAACGTGAATACGTCAGCTGCAGTTGATATACTACTACTACCAACAGAATTTAATTTACCCAAAGATAGTTGCCATGTACTTGTGTCCATTCTATCTTTGTATCTCGACCTATTTACATTTATTACATACACATATTCTGATGTTTCAGATACATTTCCGTTTGTAAATTCAAATGCATTCACTCCAGGAGGCAATAATAATTGTCTATATTGTGAATACACTGCTCTTGTTGGGTAATCATAATCTTGTGCACCATACGAACCAGTTGATGAACCACTTCCTTTTGAATCACCGTAAGCAACACTAAATTGAACTTCGGCATTCGGAAAAATAGATTGACTATTGTATAGTTCATAAAAATATCTTTTAGTGCCATCTGATTGATCAGATGATGTAAATGCAGTATAAAGAGCAACATTATTTCCAGACCATAGTGGAGCTGTAACCAATTCTCTACGATTTCTTCCTATTGCATCATTAGAAAATCTTTTTAATACAAACGGTGTTGTAGCCATAACAATCAATACTCCAATTTAATAGTAACTGATAATTCACTTGTAAATGATTTCTTAATAGGTTTACTCAATTTTGCAATAGCAAGCAAACTCAAATTACCGTCTATATCAGGTCCGTATAGACCGATTGATGTAATATATGCAGTTGGATTATCGTGAAATCTTGAATTTTTTATCACGCCTTTGTTTATACCATCTTGATATATCATGGTTGGATTACTTGAATAGTTACAAACATTGTTACCTATTCTACAATAGTAATATGAACAATGTTTTATATCAATCGCTCTTGCAGTAAAACCTTTCGTTCTTAATGCAGCAGAACCACTCATTGCGGTAAACAATTTGTAAGAATTGTCACCATTTATATTACTACCAGTTACAGTGTTAAATGATGCAGATAGATTTAATGTATCAGCAGATATTAGTATAATACCCTGACTTGGAAATACTCTACCATAATAATGTGGAGAAGATGGATTGTAAATACCATTCTGCAAACTTCCACTAACCAAATATCTAACATAAGAAGTTTGTGTAGTATTCTCTATCAAATCTGTTGTATCTCCAGAATCATCTATCAAAGTAATATACTGTGGTGTTGAACCAGAAACTTGTACATTACTACCAGTATGAACATTGTTTGCCTTTCCACTACCACTCAACTCTGCAATGTTTATCTCAAAATTACCGGGATCCATTTTATCACCAAATTTATCTCGGTTTATATTGATGGCATAAAAATGTTTAATTTGTTCCGTTGCACCAACAAGGGTAGAAGACGGTAAATAGAACCCACCTTCATCACCATCCAAACACATGAGTTTGTATTGAGAATAAATTGCACGAGAGGGTGTATCATTTGCCTCACCACCTTCATTTATTGAACCTGAACCGCTTATGTGTCCGTATGCAACAGAGAACATAATTTCATCTGCACAAGACAAAGAAGCAGAACCCCAAACTTCATAATAATAATCTTTGGAAGCGGATGATTGTACAGAACTTGTAAAAAGCGTAAGCAATTCTGCTGTACCAGCCGCCCACAATCCTCTTGCAGTACCAGTAGTTGTTGGAGCAGGTTGAATTGGTGGAAATGGAATGTAATAAGTTTGTAAACTTGAACTAGCAAACAGTGACATATTTAACCTCTATAACTAAATTGTTTAATAATATACATTAGGTATTACTGAAAGAAACGGGAACAACAAAACGTGAACCATATCGTGTATTGGTGATAATAAGTTTTGTTGATTTTCCATCAAGAGTTGTAGGCAACCACGCACCGTTTATACCTATTACAAATTCAAGTCTAGGAACTATATCACTTGTAGTATTCCAAGTTTTTGATTTACCAGACATTGGAAGTTCAACAACACCAGTATTAACTGCAAGTACATTGAAATATGTTGTGTCTAACATTGTAAATGTATATCCACCTGGATTTTCTGTAATCACCAAAGGACCATTTCCTGTACTTGACCATTGTTTCAATTCCAATGTTAAATTTGGCTTTGAAGTTGTTGTTAAATTTCTTGCACCACCAGTTTCAGTCAGTATCAAAGAACTTGGAGTCGATTCAATATATGGTATCGCCTTAGTTCCTTCTGACAATGTGATCAATTTATATTTCATAGATTGTGTTTCATCAGGAACTGCTTCAGTTATAGGTAAATTTTCTATAACTGTCCCCATTTTATCATCACCAAGCGGATGACTTTGATTCCATAAATCATAATCAATTTCATCATCGGCAAGTGCAAATTGTGTAATGTTGAAAGATGATGCACCTTTTGCCAAAAGTTCTCTACCTTTTTTTGTAAGGATTGCGTCTACTGTAACTGTTGTGTTATTCAAGTAACCCATTGTAAAACTCCTTGTTAGAAAATTAGTTGTATACTAATATAAATATAGTAATTATTCAAAAATATAAAATTATTTTAAGATTGTCCTCGTGATTCACGAATTTGTTGTAACCATTCTGGTAAAACTTCAAAAGGTAAAACTAAAATTATCAAAGCACTTGGATCATTGTTTATATCTAAATATGTGTAATTTGGCGTATACATAGGATATGAAATTTTATTAAGAACATCCCCACCTGGTAATTTACAAC